AAAAAGCAGAGGAAGTCAAACGGATTAAACTTGAGCAGGGAATCTTTGAAACTGAAGAACCAGAACTAAATACGGAAGGGGTGAGGGTAGATGAAAGTCAAGGTGATGAACCGCCTGTACAATATGAGCCAGCTGGAGTACCAGGGGCTCCTGAAAGTGGCAAGTGATCAAGTTCCCTTTGGTATTTACGCCGTTGAGAAAAACGGGTATGCAGAGCTTCGTTGTGATAAGTGCGAGAGCGTTACTCGTTTGAAGGAATTGACGCGGCAGTTTAAGGCTCAGGGATATAAGGTCCTATCGAACGGCAGGTGATCCTATGAATGAATATGACATTTCCAGTGCTTTTGAGGTTATAGAACAGGAATTGATTTCTTCCATGATTCGTAATATGGACCGACACCGGGCCGAGGAGATCAAAGAAGGCTATGAGTGGTCCATGTGGCAGGCCGAACAGCTGAAAGCGTTGGAAAAGTATAAACTGGATAATAAGAAGAAGTACAGCAAGCAGTTTAAGAGCATCAATGTCCAAATTGAGGGATTAATCTGGCAGGCCAGACAAAAGGGAGGGTTAAACCAGGAGTCACAGATCCTACGTGCCATTAAGAACGGCTTTAAGAATTACAAACCAGTGTCGACAGCTACGCAAGCAGAATTTTTCAAACTGAATACCCGGAAACTGGAAGCTCTGATCAAAGCAACCACCCAGGATATGGAAAAGGCAGAAGCTGCAATCCTGCGCAGAGCGAATGATCAGTACAGAAAAGCCATCTTTAACGCACAGATGTACGCTAACTCCGGGGCAGGCACTTACGAAAAGGCTGTTGATATGGCTACTAGGGATATGCTGTCCCGTGGCCTTGACTGCGTAGAGTATAAAAACGGAGCTCGCCATACTCTACCAGACTATGCTGATATGGCAATCCGGACAGCCAGTAAGCGTGCCTATTTGCAGGGAGAAGGAGAGAAACGTCAGGAATGGGGAATTAGCACCGTTATTGTGAATAAGCGTGGAAATCCCTGTCCTAAGTGCCTCCTCTTTGTGGGAAAGGTTTTAATTGATGATGTGTGGTCAGGTGGAAAGGCTTCTGATGGTCCGTATCCCCTAATTAGCAAAGCAATGGCAAGGGGGCTTTATCACCCAAGATGCAAGGATAGTCACACTACTTATTTTCCGGGTATTTCCACTGCGGATGATACGTGGACAAAAGAGGAATTAAAGGGTATTGAGCAGAAGTACAAGAAGGGGCAGGATCAACAATATGCAGATAGACAAGCAAGGAAATACGGGAGATTGGCAGAGTATTCATTAAGCAGCGAGAATATAAAATTCTATAATGAGAAAAGGCAAAAATGGGAAGATCAGAGGAAAAACAATTAAAATGAAGTTGCGATGTCGCAACAGGAAGGGGTCAAATGAACTGGATTAGAGAAGATCCAATATAATTACATATTTATATTTACAAAGCGCGCGGGATTCCCTGGGCGTTATTTTATTGCATAGAAAGGATGAGATCATGAAAAAAGAAGATTTTGTTGCACTGGGAATCAGTGAGGAACAGGCCACAAAAGCCGCGGAAGCGTCTAAAAAGGAGCTGGAGTCCTATGTCCCTAAAGCAGATTATGACGCTACCAATCAGGTAAAGGGACAGCTTGAAAAGGATATTAAGGACCGGGATAAACAGCTGGAGGATTTAAAGAAAAACAGTGGAGACAATGCAGAACTGCTAAAGCAGATTGAAAACCTACAGGCAGAAAACAAAGCTGTAATGGAAAAGAACGAAGCTGATATGAAAGAGCTGAAGCTTTCCACTGCTATTAAGCTGGCTATCACTGAGTCCGCACAGGATGCAGATCTGGTAACTGGATTGTTCGATAAGACAAAACTGATTCTTTCTAATGATGGGAAGGTCACTGGTCTGGAAGAGCAGCTAAAGTCCATTAAAGAATCTAAGCCGTTTTTATTCAAAGAAGAAAAGGCAGAACCCTCAAAGAATACAGGCTTCCGTCCTCTTGGTGCTCCTGGTCAGCAGACACACACAACAACGAAAACCGATGACGGTAAGGTAGATATGAAATCGGCCATTGAAGCAAAGCTTCAGGCTCAGATGCCATCCAAATAAATTTAAAGGAGACTAGAAACTATGGCTATTACATTAGAAGAAGCAAAGAAAAATGTGCAGGACGACCTGCAGATCGGGGTGATTGATGAATTCAGAAAATCCAACTGGATCCTGGATCATATCACCTTTGACGATGCCGTTTCCCCAACAGGAGGCGGTGCAACCCCTACTTATTCCTACACCAGATTAAAGACTCAGCCTACGGCGCAGTTCCGTGAAATCAATAAGGAGTACACACCTCATGAAGTCACTAAGGAACGCCATTCCGTTGATATCAAGGTATTTGGTGGATCCTATCAGATTGACCGTGTTATTGCCAATATGGGTGGTATTGTATCTGAGGTTGAGCTACAGCAGTCCCAAAAAATCAAAGCAGCACAGGCATTGTTTAATGATACATTCATTAACGGTGACAGTGCGGTAGACAACATCGCTTTCGATGGCTTAGAAAAAGCCCTGGCCGGTAGCTCTACGGAGTACAATGCTGGAGAATCAGTTATTGATTTGTCCACGTCCCAGCTGGTGACGGATAATTTTCAGTACTTCCTGGATATGCTTGATGAATTTCTCCGGGGACTTGATGGTGAGCCGTCTTTTATTGCTGGAAATACGAAGTTAATTTCAAAGCTTAGAGCATGTGCAAGACGTGCTTCCATGTATCAGGTTACAAAGAGTGATTGGGGAACCAATGTGGAGTCCTATGGAAATATTCCTTTCGTAGATTTAGGAGCAAAACCTGGAACCAATAATGAAGTGGTAGACATTGATGCAGCCAAAGGGACCACATCGCTCTTTGCAGCAAGGCTGGCGCTTGATGGGCTCCATGGTGTGTCCTTTGCGGGAGTAGCTCCGGTACAGACCTGGCTTCCTGACTTTACAACAGCAGGAGCGGTAAAGACTGGTGAAGTAGAAATGAATGCAGCAATTGCCTTAAAAGCTTCCAAAGCAGCCGGGGTATTCCGTAATATTAAAGTAAAATAAGGAGGGTTTCCATGAAAGTATATGCCCCAAATAAACAATACACAGGTACGTCTGCCAGCGTACCTTTTTGCAACGGCGTGGGAGAGACAGAGGATCCACGCCTGTTACGTTGGTTCAAAAGCCATGGGTATGAAGTAGAGGACCTGGCAGAATTAGAGGAACCTGTGGAATTCCAGGAGGAGAATCCCGAAGCCCCGGTAGAAAATGCAGAAAAAGAACCCGATAAGGAAGTAAGGAAAGGAAAATCTGCGGCTCAGAAAGCAGGTGAGTAATATGTCCTACTCTTCTTATGTAACACCGGATTATTACAAAGAAAGCTATAAGGGCAGCACGGTACCGGAAGAAGATCTGGAAAAGGCACTCCGACAAGCCAGCCGTCACATTGATTCCCTGACCTATAACCGTATTGTGGGTCAGGGAATTTCCGATTTGACCGAGTTTCAGAAGGAAGTCATCCAGGAAGTGATATGTCTGCAAGCTGATTTTGAATATGAAAATGCCGACGAGATCAACACAATTTTATCCAGCTATAGCCTTAATGGTGCATCGGTACAGTTTGGCAGCTCATGGAATGTATTTACCGATAAAGGTGTAGCCATGATGCGTGAAGTATACGCTCTGCTGTCCCAGACTGGCCTATGCTGCCGGTTAGCGAGGTGATTTCATGAAATACCCATGTTTAGTGCCGAAACGGCTGTGTAAGACAGATATCCACGTTCACCTTGAAAGTGAGGAAACTAACAACCTGGGAGAACCCAAGTATATGGCAGACCTTGAATTGAAATGCAATTTCCAAGATAAGGCAAAGACAATCTTCACAGCAGAAAAGAAGCTGATCCAGATAACCGGAACAGCCATGTTTCCTGGTGATATTGCTCCAGACTTCCCCTCCTTAAGTGGAGGAATCGTCACGGTATTTGGAGAAGAGAGGCGGATAGAGCGAGGGACTAAGAATCGTAACTTGGACGGGACTGTGAATTTTTGTACTCTGGAGGTGATCTGATGCAGGTAAAATCAACCGTTAAAATGAATATGCCGCGAATTCGGCAGCTTTCACGGGCAGCTGTAATAGCTCTTGAAGTGACTGCGGATGCATTACAAGGAGAAATAAGGGATTCTCAAGTTATGCCGTTCGATACAGGTAATCTTCAAGGGGAAAGTTTCTTTGCTGACTATTCCGATTCCTCCAAAGGAAAGGTTCAACTTGTGACCAGTACCCCTTATGCAAGGCGTTTGTACTTCCACCCTGAATATAATTTCCAGACTGATGAGAATCCCAACGCAAAGGCACATTGGTATGAAGACTGGGAACCTGGTGGGAGCAAAGCAAATTTTGCCCCAGATGTATATAAGAAATTTTATAAGAAAGTAGGTGGTGTGTAATGCTGCAATTAAAGGATATCCGACAGTATATATCCAGTTTAGGCGTCGCTGAAGATGATAATGTCTACATGGGGAAGCTGGATAATAAGAATCAAAAATCCATTGGTGTTTATAGCCGTCCGACTTCGGGTCCTGCAAACATTGCTATAGGTGGCCTAGAATGCACCACCTACGACACAAAGCCCGTTTCGCTTCTGATTCATTGGAGCAAAAGCAAAGATGAGACAGAGAGAACGGCCTATAATTTATTCGAGAAACTAAGAAGTGTAACCAGCCTTACCATAGGAGATACCCCTATCAATTATCTGCGCCTGATGGTTCCTGAACCGCAGGACGTTGGAACAGATGATAGTGGAGTGTATGAATATGTGATCTGGCTGGATTTTATTTATGAAAGGAACAGGTGAAAGATATGGCAGAAGCTATAGTATATCCGGTTAATAACAACAAATTCAAGGTGGGATTGGACGGAAAAAAGGATTCAATGGTCACAATTGCTAACCTTACAAACTTCGCCCCTAGCATCGAGGGAGGTATGGAAGAATGGAATGCAATGGAAACTGGAGGCTGGGGAGATGCAATGATGACTTCCAAGAAACTGTCCTTTAGCTTTCAGGGGAAGCGTACTTATGGAGATCCAGGGAATGATTATGTTTCTGGGCTTGCATGGAAATCTGGAAATGATGTGATAGCACCGTTTGAATGGGAGATGCCTTCCGGAGCAAAAGTGGTCTTTGATGCAATTATTAATGTAACTACTCCTGCAGGTGGAGATAGCACGGCAGTGGACGCACTGGAATTTGAAGTAAAGTGTAAGGGCAAGCCAAATTTTACCCCAGCGGGAGCGTAGATTCTACGCCGCCCGCGGAGCTGGAAGAACAAGAAGATGAAGAAACAGACGTAGAGCCAGAGGAATAAGACCTGGCTCTTTTTTGAAAGGAGATTTGAACTGTGGCAAAAGTAGTTGATATTACAGAGAAATTAACCTTTGAAGGTAACCCTTCCTTAATGATTAAAGGAAAGAAACTGGAAGTAAACGCAGATGCTCCAACCATGTTAAAGGTCATGGGGCTTATGGGCTGTGATAATCCTGGTATGGATGAGATTTTAAAAACCTATGACATGATGTTTCCAGAGAAATCTAAAAAAGAAATTGAAAAGTTGGGCCTTGGCTTTAATGACTTAATTGTGGTGGTGCAGGAAGCAGTTGGCCTGATTGTAGGAGGAGTAAACGGCCAGGGAGAGTAGTGACCCGTACTACGATTTATTTGAGGACTGGGATTTGA